ACTATTAAGTTCGTCTACGTTAGAACCTAAACCTTCACTTTTATTAATTCCAAATAACATAGGTGACGTAACTCTATGACCTGTTAAAATGTTAGCTACCATTAATTCCTGTAAAGCTAAAAAAGTTTTATCGGCTTCTGACATAGAAATAGGTACTATTTCGGGTGTTCTGTTTTTATCGTCTGAAAATGTAATTACTGTTTTACCTGCGTTACCCGAACCTTCAAATTTTCTAGCGATACTATTCTCAACTTGTTGTCGTTCTTCTGCAGACGGTACACCGTTTGAAAAATTAATAAACATACTTGCACTAAAACCGTTTTCTATATTTGCTAAGTGGTATTCTGCTATCTTTTGGTCTACTAAACACCAGTTACAAGCTGCTACATAGTCTGGTACTTTGTAAAGTTGCATATTAGGACTATACATACCGTCATATATAATAGCGTTAGGGCTTGTTCTGTCGTTTATATTAAACGCTGGTACTACTTGAGGTTTGTTTCTTCTTGTATTAGTCCAGTCTGAACTTATAAAGTATTCTGAAACTCTACCTGTAGCGTCTGGTTTACCCATTCTAATACGTTCTACTGGTACGTGGTAAATATCTGATATTTCGGTACGGTCTTTTGACCAAACTACGTTTAAAGCATACGCCCCTTGTAGTTTGAAATCGAAAGCAATCTTTTTTATAATAGAGTGTAAACTTTCACCTTTACTATTTGCTTGTGCTAAGAACCTTTTAAGTTTAACGTAAGCGTCTAAGTTATCTGTTTCTTCTACTGTTATACTTTCTCCTGCAATCATGTCAGAAGTAGCGTTTACTATAGCTGCGTGCGTCGAACTTGAATAGAAAAGGTCTATAAGGAACTGAGGGTACAAATTCCTGTAGTCTTCAGTACCGTATTCTATATAGTCTTTACCCATAACTTCCTTAATTACGGGTGCCGTTTGTGTAGAAAAGTTTACGTTTAAAATACTCTCTTTAAAATTTACTTTCTTTTTGTTTTTCATATTTTTTTAATCTGCTGTTAAAGAAGTTCTATCTAAAATATCCGCTTCTACTTTAGATATTTCTGAAGCTGTTAAGGTTCTGTCAAAAATAACTAATTCGTATAAACGTCTGTCACCAATACCATAACTACCTGCTGGTATATACGCTGCAACAAAAGGGTTACTATAAACACTAGCTTCATCAACTATAACAGTCGTGCTATTTTGTGTTAGTGAAAATTCATCGCTTGCGTTCCTTTCTACTCTAAATAAAGCATGTGAAGAAGTAGTCGGTGTCACTCCTGTTTCGTAAGTTAGGTCGTTCTGATTAGCTGACGCCGTATGTCTAATTCTAATAGTAGTAGAGCTTTGAGATATTCTCATAAGGTTATTACCGTCCGTTCCCCCTATAAAAGTATCTTTGTCTGCATCTGTTTTAAATACAATAAATATAGTATAATCGTCAGTCAAAGTTATTGCACTGTCAAACGCTAAAAAATCTCCATTGTCTGCACTTAGCCAAGCTCCACTATTAAAAGAACCCTCTCTAGCGTCTGTATTTTGTGTAGCGTCGTTACCATTTCCTGACTGGTCAGCCCAGTGTATATCTGTGTCGCCGTCAGCGTCTATATCTGGTGTAGTTTGTCCTGTATTGAATTTTAACCAAATTTCTAAACCTGATAAACTATCAATACTAAAAGCGGCACCGCCTGAAGTCTTTATATTTAGTCCTAGTCCTAAATTCATTATACTGCTGTGTCGCCGTCCGTTTCAGTGTAACCAATAGCAACACCTGAAGTAGTTGTTAAAGCTGTAATACGACCAAATATAACAGTTCCTGCTGGTATTGTTATGTCTTCTAAAGCTGCTTCGCCTGTGTGGTTTGCCATTGTTATAGCAGTCATTACACTGTCTGTTACAAAATGAATACAGTAAAAGTCTTTTCCTGTTAGTGCAGAAGCTCCAAATACTACACCGCTTCCTTTTCCTAGTTGTTCTCTTAAAAGAGTGTTGTTGTTGTCTATTAAACTCATAGTTTTTTAATTTGTATATAAATAATTAGTTTCAGTTGTTGTATGTTCTGTGTATTTTATTTGTTCTGCTCCTGCCGTTTCTTGTATGTATAGTTTACCTTCTTCTACTTTTCCTTGTACTACTCCGTGGTTTACTGCTAACTCTAATACATGCGTTTCGGTAGCTGGTGCCGTGTCTGAAGTTAAAGATACTGTACCTAACCAACTAACCTCGTAAACTTCATACTGCCAAAATCCGTAAGGTTTAAAGTTTATATTAGAAGCAAATAAGTCTTCTGTAGTATTATGTAAGAAGCTATTTAAAACGTATCTGTCGTTAGTTGTTGTTTTCCTACCATAACAATACTTTACAGTCTTTGTAAGGTCGTTTGTAAATTTAAACAAGTATTTTATCTTAGAAGCGTCTACTGCTGTATGTATTCGTTTTTCTTCTAAAGTTAAATAAGAAATTATTGTACTACCGTAAACTCCTGTTATCATACTATATAATATAAAAAAGAGTTTTTTATTTGTCTTTTGTTAATAACGTCTTTTCTGTTTTGTCTGTAGGTTTACTTTTCTTTTCTTTTTTCTTTTCAAAAAAGTGTTCTACTCCTAATAATTCTACTTCGTTAGAGCTTACGTTGTCTAGTATAACCATACGACCAGACTTATTTACTGTAACACCTTTGTATTCGTTTTTTAATTTGTACATCTTTTTAATTTTAAGTTAATAAAAAAAGGGGCAGCTATTGCCACCCCTTTAAATAAATATGAAAACAAAACCAGTTAAGGTTTTAAGAAGTCACTATTGCGTTCATTGTAAACGCTGAGTTATCGAACGGCGCTGTAGTATAGTCCGCTACTAATTGCATAGGATTAGGTTCTTGTGCTTCGAAAGTAAAATCATAACCTACAGTGTCACCTAAAGCAGCTCCAGAAACTGAAGTTCCTGCAGAAAGTTCACAACCGTTATCTAAACCACAAGCTACAATAGTATTTTTACCTGAAGCGTTTAATTGGTTTAGTTCTGCGAAAATAACCATTCTTTGTTGTGCTAATAGTTTAATTTCGTTTTGGTCTGCTGACGTTAAGTTATGTAGTTTTACGTTTACAGAGTGTGTATAAAATACAGTACCATTTTCACTAGATGCGTTAATAGTTTCTGTTACACTTCCTGTTCCCCTTTTAAGTGTGTACTTATAAAGGTCGTCACCTGCCCCTAAATCAAAGTCTGTTACTTCACCACTTGCTGCTGTATAAGCAGTTAATTCGTCGTGTTGTGCTAAGTAGATAGCTTTAATACCACCGATACCGTCACGGCACGCTATACTTCTACCTTTTGTTAAATTACAAGCCATTTTTTTTAGGTTTTAAAGGGTTAATTATGATTGAAAAGTAAAGTCTGCAGCTACTCCTGTTTGTACTCCTGCAGTCCATTTAGTTACCATTCTTACATTGTTTGAACCGTCTAAGTTTTCCATGTCAAGAACTTTAATAGCTGTTAAATCTGAACTTAAAGAAGTCCCAAAGAATAAGTTAGATTTGCAACCTGCGTACATTTCGTCATCTGCAATACCAGGACAAACTGCTATTTTCAATCCTTCAAATTCTGGAGTATAGCACCCATGTGGTTAAAAGGAAATGCATATAAAGCAGAAATTGCAGAAATATAAAATCTGTAAGTTTTCTTGTTCATGTAAATGTATAAGTCTTCTTTTCCGTAAACTGCCGAAGGTATTGCTGCTGCTAAAGAACCTAAGTTAGCAATTATGTTAGCTGCCGTGTAAGCTCCTGTTACTGCGTCTGCAGTCATTCCTGAAGTTACTACTTTGTCAAATTGACCTGAAGTAGAAGTTGAACCTGTCCATATAGAATTTTCTACACTGTCAGCGATACTGTCCGATAAGTAACCCATAGCGTAAGCTACGAAGTCATCTTGTTGTTCGTACGCCCAGTCAGAAATCATTGTAGTTTTACAAACGTCTAAATTAATTTGAAAAGGTTCTACTTCTAAAACTCTTTCTGTTAATGTTAAAGCTGCAGAATTTTCTGTAAAGTCGCAAGAAGCGTCTTTTACTAAATTTGCACCACTTGTTACGTTTAAAACCTCTTTGTAGTTTACGTTTTCTCTTACAGTTAGATACTCTAAGGAAGCCGCTGTTTGTAAAGCTGCATTTACGTAAGCACCTGCGTGTTTACCTGCGTACGAGCTTGAAGTAATTGTTAAAGCCATTGTTTTTTATTTTTATTTGTTATTATTAATATTATGCCAATATTTCTCTTGTCTACTCATATTTCTATATTCTGTAGACGTTATTTCTTTTTTGTTGTTGTTAGAAAATTTGTTTGTAGTTACAGGTTCTGCAGCTGGTTCTTTAGATACTTCTTCTAATTGTGCAGAAAGTGTTTCTTTTTCAATTTCTAAACTTTCGTTAGTTCCTTTCATACCTTCAAGTTCTGCTGA